CTATGAATACTAATGGTGGTACGTATGACCGCATATGGATACAGGCTCCTGCGAGCGGAGTTAATGGGAAGGTCGGGCTTTTAAGGCTGAAAAATTTGTGGACAAAAGGCGGAAATTGTGTCCTCTCAAAATTGACAATTGGAACTCTTGAGGTGTTACTTAACGAGGTAGGCATGGGTGACGGGTTTGCAACTAAAGAATTTACTATCGCCACTAATGTCACGGGAGCCAATATCACGATAGAGGATAACGTTGAGGTAACTATTGCCGAACCAGCCACCGCTGGTCATTAAACGAGTGAGTATAGTAAGACACCTACCAACCCCAGTATAGAAACCAGGATTGCTAGCTGTATTAATAGACTCCACATTACTCGTTCTCAAGAACCTTGAGCGACACGCCACCTAAGAAGCCAAAGATTCCACCGATAATTGCGGTGATGACTTCTATAGCTCCCATCTGCAATCCCACTACTACGGTCACTATACTGAATATAGTCGCACACAGGATGGCGGTTAGTATCTGTGGTCTTAGCTTTCCTATTTGCATAATCTACTCCTTGTCAGCTATCTTTGATAGATGCGTTGAAATGTCTGCCAAGACATATTTTATTGCTTTAAGTTCACGCCACAATAAGATATCCCCTTCTTCCATTTCCATTAGTGAATCTTCTATAGACGGTGCAGTATCAAATTCTGCATCTTGAGTTGCTAGTTCATTTCGTGTTGGCATAATCTACTCCTCTATCGCATTTTCTTCTATCCATTTTTTCCTAGACTCTCTGGTTTTTCTCGCCCAGTCTTCGTCATCCTTGCTCAGTCTCTGGCTCTCCAGATAAGCCTCATTCATTTCGTCATCCGTATCATAAAATACCCAGTCCTCTGTAACCTTTTTAAGATATTGTTGCGGAGATTGGTCACCATCAAGGAAATTAAAAAAATGCACAAGAGCGATGTGTTGTTCAGGGTCGTAATCCCTAACCCATCCTTGTCTGTTAATCTTTGTCCTCTTTTCTTCTGCGTTCCATTTATATATATGGAAATACTTGTCTTTTAAGTCAATCATAATCCACTTCTCCTTTTTTCATGTCTTCCATTTTTATTAATAATTCCTTATCTATCCAAAGCGGACCATACTTTTTTATCAGCGCATTGCAAATGGTGTTTGTTGCGTCCATACCCACTCTAGGATTCCTTGCATTTCTCACAGTTCCGTATAGGTCAAGATAAAGTAATCGTAACGGGTTTTTGTCTTCCATTAAATTATTTTTACTATCATACACATCACTTACTTGGATTGTTCTTTCTACTACTTTCATATCTACTCCTCTTTTAACCAACCTCTCTTCGTTAAGAATCCAACCATCGCTTTGGTTACTGGTGTTGTTACTCCAAATTTACCAAACCTTTCCTCAAAGTAAGACCATGCCTCATGGGTGATTCCTTCGCCTCGTGCGTATGGATGAATCCATATCCAATCTAAGTAGTGGCTGGCTACGGAATCCCTGTTATCCTCTGTTGGAGCCGGTCTGAAGACACATGCTCCGTAGACTCTTCCTCTAAGTCCACGTGAAAAACTACCTGTCATAAATGCTTTTGCATCACTCTGGATAGTGTAAATATCTTTACCTATCCATAAGAAGAAAATGGCATCTTTGTTCCCTTCGTCGTCCTGTGGTTTTGCGACATGGTAAGGAGGGAAAGAGTATCCATTTTCCCTTCTGATATAATATGCTATCTTCTCCAAGGCTCTGCGATACTTTGTCGGAGCATCAGGAGCAATCTCAGCAAGCGTTGAGTGTTCAAGGTGAATAATATCTACGCCATCCACCTCTTTTGTATCGAAATGGTCATGCGCTTCAGCCCATGGCACTATCGGAAGGGCTATATTATAATACTTTGGATCAACAGAACTCATATCCATATGTACACTGATTTCAAACATTCCTTCTTTGCCTGATACCTCAACCTTATGAACATCCATAAATTCTTTATCAACAGCCTTCTTAGCTTCTTTCATGGCTTCTTTCATACGTTCTTGCATAATCTACTCCTCTATCTCTGGACACCCTTTAGTCCCTTTAGGGCATTTGCTATTGCCGTAAAACAGTACGGGAAACCAATGAAGTTTTTCGCTCTTGTAATCTTTTGTTGTTTTGGCTATGGGCAACGACATACTAACTCCTTCAAGAAGATAAGGTAACGGGATTCCACCTAATTGGGTCTGGACAGGATGTAGGTGCGCCCTCTTTTCTTTTAACCCTAGTTCCCTCTCTTTATCCATGATTCCTAGCTTATCAAACGCATCACAAAACTTTTCTGAAAGGTCACTCCAAAGCACAGCATTGTCAATAGCCAGTCTAATATCTCCTTTCATTTGAGAGCCGTATCTGCGCTGAAGTTCTATAAACGTACAGCCACCTGACCCTGCATTAAATTGCGTGGCTAAGAACTCAACTAAGTCTTCTGCCATTTCCTCTGCTGATAAATTTTCTTTAACTACCATAATCTACTCCTTAGATTTTTTTAAGCATGAATTCATGAACTCTTCTAGGTCTTCATGCTTTACTCGCACTTTTCTGCCAATTCTGTAACTAGGGATAACCTGATCTACATTCAGCATTTTCCAAAGTTTTGAACGACCGACTCCAAGTATGTCCTGAGTTTCAGTTAGTGAATAAAACTTAAGGTTTTTTGGGAATCCTGCCATAATCTACTCCTCTATCTCTACGTAGCCGTCTTGTGTCCAACGAAACCATGTTCCAGTACATTGACTCAGTCGTGCTTTCCTTCCACCGCAGTTACAATCGCCTTCTTCTTTTGTCCACTCACCTTGTTCAGCTTTGTTCCCGCCAAAGTACCACCTCGCATATCCTTGATCTACGAGCATCTGGTTAATACTAGTCAGATGCCCGCTCTCTCTATCAAGAATAAGTAGTCCTCCAAGTATCCGTCCGAATTTTCCCTTTCCTTCCTTAGAGGTGCGTAGAATTATATTACCCTTGTTCTCCTTTAGGATTTCTTTCAGACGAGCCTTTGCAGCCAAGCCAAGTGCCTTCTCTTTCTTGTTACGGGTTCTGGACTCAGGAGTATCTATGCCCATGAGTCTGATCCTGTCTTTGATAAAGGTATCAAAGCCCAGGTCAACTTCAGCGTCCACTGTGTCACCGTCAACGACACGGGTAATCTTTACTTTATATTCATACATGCTTTCTTCCTCCAAAGTCTATAGGGAAATATTTTTTAGCTAGCCCATGCAACTCTTCCCAGCACTCCCAGTAAGTGTCGCTGTTAGCTCTCATTACATCTATTGGTTTGTCTGTTTCCATTCTCTTCCACGTATAATGAAACCAAGCTAGTAACTGAAACTCATCCCACTGCACCCTGCCCTTTGCATTAGATGCCGATGCCTTTTCATGCTCTCTCCTAATTTTACGGATCAACGCCCTTCTAGGATCTCCTTCGGAATAAAGCGCATTATCTTTTCCAAGGAATAATCCATCCCAAAAGTTCTGGCTTTGCTTAAGATTGATACGGTCGTATAAAAGTTTCAATGCAATCAAGGGACCTGATGGAAGACCGTATGGTTTTCTCACATTAAGTTCAAAGTAACTTGCCTGGGCATTCCATGTGTCATCTGAAAAGAATCGGCTTATACGATCTCCGTCTTTGTTTCCAGGGTTTCTTCGTGTGCGTCGTGTTGTACCTGTCTCAGTACTGAGCATTATATAAATCCATTTTATGGCAGGGGCTATTTGTTTTCTGTGAGACTTCCCTTGGATTTTCAAAATGTCTTCTATCGTACGGGATTTGTTTTGGTCTATAACAATCATGTCATCGTAATCGTACCCAAATATGCAATGTATTACCTGAGAGATTCCTGTCTCTACGATTGCCATTAGCCTGTGATGCCCGTCTATTAGTTCTCCTTTGCTGGTGAATCTTAGAGGGTCACAAAGATGAGAATAATACTCGTCTCTTTCCATGTCAGATATGATTCGGCTCAAAGCCTCGTTCTTAGATGCTCTGTTCCCTGGTGAACTTGCGAGCATATGTTCAGCTTCTAAGGGAGTAATATTTTTGAACGAAAACGAGAGGGTTCTCCCGTTTATTTTTACCTTATATTCATCGCCAATCGCTAGTGAAGTAGTTTGTTTTAATAATGTAGTCATGCCTGTCTCCTTATTCGACTATGTTTTATTTCTTCCAAATGTTAAATCTCTTGTCATTGCCCTCGCGCCAGTGACTGAATTGATTCTCAGTCTCTTGATATCTTCTGGCGTGTTGGAGAATGTTTTAGTAGCACGGCACCTCTTGCATCGACCCTTGCTTTTAGGTTCCGTTGCTATCTCAATTAGCCAATGATGAATACAATCAGTTTCCATCGCGCTTTCTCTTCTGCACGAGTCTCCAGATAATAGCTCCTACCGTTATAGCACCTGCGGTAACAAGCACACTCTTTACGGATACCCTCTCGTCAAGCCCAGCCTCAACGATATCCATTAGTGGCTGGTATTTTTTCATGTTGATTCCTCAATGTCAAAGATGGTGGCTGCATGTTCCTTGCTCTTCTCGTAATAGAGACTGTAAGACAGGTTATCTGACGAGTCGTCTGCTATTACACCCGCAGCTACCAGACCGTCTACGTAGGCTTTGGAGGCACTGAGTAGGTTGTCTAAGTCTCTACGCCTCTTATCGGAGGCTCTAAATGTAATTGTTAAGTGAGCTTTATCCCAAGGTTCATTGGGTCTATCCTGGCTTGGCATCTCTAGCACAGAGGCTATCATTACATCCTTCATGGTTCGCTTGACGTTAGATAACCTATGGAAATGCACCCTGGCATTAGGACTCGCATCCCGTGGCGGCAGTCCTGGTATTGTTATTCTCATTGATTACTCCTAGTCTTTAAAGTTAGGACAGTCTATTCTTTCTCTGCATTTGTTTCAAGGTTCCACAGGAACGAATCCTGACAGCTTAGTTAGTTCTCTCGGTCCCTTCTCTCGACCACTTCCGCTCCCATGCTTTGTAGTTGGTTGACCAGTGATCCATTACTGGGAGGGTTCTGGTTATAAGTTACGCTGACTATTCCCTCGTCATCCAGTTCAAGTAACTTGGAACCTCTCACCACGTTTGTCATCACAGACATAGAGAGTTCCTGTTCCTTTATCATAGCGATTGACTCAGCAAGTTCTCCTATAGCAGTGGGTCCATGAGCATCGACCAGTTCTCTTGCGACCTCGCTTAGTGGTTGACTCTTTAGGAACTCATCGTCTGCCTCTCCTAGTCTGAGAGGAGTGAACTTGACTGAATGAATCAGGTCTAGCTTGTATCCTTCTGTGTCACCTTCTTCTTCAACCTCTCTCATATCAAACTTTATATTGAAACCTCGTGGTGCCTGGATCTTAAAGTCGTTAGTCTTGCGGTGGTACAACACCACCTGTATCTCACCTGCCAGAGACTCCTGTTTCTTTTTAATCTCATAGACCATACGGCTACGGTTATACTTGAATGCAGATCCGTAGATAGCAGGAGTTCCTGACGCACTACTCTCATGGGATCTATTAGCATGATCTAAAATTAAACTTGTGACATTGAGAACACCTAGTGCTTCAAAGAATTTCTCTACTGCTTGCGAATCAATTGACATCCCTCCAAGAGCAGGGTTCATAGAATCTATCACAAGGAACTCTACCTGCCTGTCTCTGACGATCTTAGATATCTCCTCGATAGAGGACGCAAAGGGTTGATACATCTTCTTCCACAAGATCCCTGATGTCTCTGGATTAGGGAACAAATTTCTCTGGATAGATAATATCCTACGTTTAAAGGTGTCCAAACTTTCTTCCCAATCTAGATACAGGGCTTTAGCAGGTCCCTTAACGTATAACCCGTAGTCAGAGTATCCTCTGTCTGTGAACACACAGCAGAGTTGAGCGAAGTAAGACTTGAATGATCCGCCTTGCGCCCAGATTAGATTAGGAACTTTAGACAGGAGCAACGGACGCAGATGGAACACACGCCCAGTAGCAGTAGACAAGTCAGATAGTTCCTCTACAGACTCACCTTCTCTATGTGCCGAGATGATACATCCGAAAGCCTCAGAAGTTACTTCATCGTAGCTGATAGGTCTGAGGGATTTGTCTTCAGTTGCATGTTCGAGTGACTGAACGAAAGCATCCTTACTTCTGTCGTCCAGGAGTGACGCTCTTGACCAGAGGATACGTTCACGTCTCACGCCTCTGTCACTTGTGATATCCATTGAGACTGTGATCTCTGCTGAGATACGTTCCAGTGATTCTGATATCCTCTCTGCCCTGAAGTATAGACCTACATCCACAAAGGATATGTCTATGATAGTTCCCTTTTTATTTATTGTTGGTCTGAACAAGTTACTTCCTCCTCCGTCTACTTCTGCGTCTAGGCTCAACATCCTCATGCTCCACCCTACTTACCTTCTTGGGCTTATCTTGTTCAGGCATATTGAATTTTAGCTGTTGAACTTCTCTCTTGATTTCACGGACAGCCTCGTCAATTTTTTTCTCTACTTGCTTGCCAGGCGTATACATCATGCAGCACTGTATTGATGCCACCGGCACATCCCACTTGCATTGTCCTAGCTGTCTGCACACTGGATCGTCATACATCAGAGGTCACCTTCGCTTTCTTTAGAGGGACCCACTTCTTCCTGTTTGACTCCCATGACTTAACAAGTAACTGGTTCTCAGCCATAGCATAGAAGACTTCTTCCTGCCACTCCACGTTAAATGATTCTCTTACCAGAAACTTTTCGTCTGTTGTTTTCGGGAGCTTGATGACCACACATCTGGGTTGACCTGTGTAATCGAGGTCAGACAGTATCTGCTTGAGTGCCATACTGTATGCAGAATTTTGTAATGAGTGAGTAGGATAGATCCTCGCCCCACTCTTATAGTCTGCTATTAGGATGCGCTCATCTTCAGTCATCGCAATCAGGTCTGCCGTTCCGCAGTATCTAACGTGAGTTTCCTCATCATAAAAGTATAGTGGCTGTTCAGTTGCTATGATGGACAGATTGTTTCCTGAGATCCATTCGTACCATTTATCCACTGCGTATGAGAATTCCTCTGGGACAAACACGCTACTGTCATATGAGAGTCTGTCTATCAGGTGATGTATTCTGCTCCCCCAGTCTGCCGCAGTATCTCTTATGATAATGCTCGCCTGTTTGGATTCTTCCTTAACAGCAAGTGCCATTGTGACTGTCTCTTCGTATGGCATACCAGTTCGGAATCGTTTACGGAACTCGTCCGAAAAGAAACTATCTTCCTGGCGGATCTTCCACTTCTCCAGTTCACGTTTCGGAATCCCTCTATCCAGTATGGTAGTGACTCGTGTCATAAGTTGATACTCTTCAGGGATCTCTGGGTCAGACACATGGTATCCCTTGCCTGATTCGTGAAGGGATACCTGTGACCTGACGGTATCTAATTTGTTTTTAATTAATTCTATGGAACACTCACTCATTGAATACCCTTCTACTAGTTGGACGCACTTCATACCTATAAAACTTCAGATCATATTGGATAGAACGTCCATACTCAAAGATTACCTTAAGGAGTAATGGTGTAAGTTCCATTGACCAATGTGTATTCATTACTTCTAATGTTAGTCTCTCAGCCATATTCCAAGAAATATTAAACTTTTCCTGAACTTCATTTCTAACCTCATAAAAATCATACATGTCTAGGTAGTCGCAATCATCTTCTCCCACGACTCCTAGCAATCCATTAAGTTCTTCAGTGATATATTTTATTATCTCTAAACGATTATCTTTGTTAACTCTAGTTACCACTTTCTTCTCCTTTCATTTTGCCCCTCGACTAACTCTGAAAAACTAGGGTAATAAATTCTTTGATTTCACTGAGTCAACAAGAGCATCAGTAAGTAAAGGTATTACTCTGGCAATGTAAGGCAAGGCATCACGTTCAAAATTATTCATGAACTGCTCGATTCTTTCAGATCCGCTCAAGCTATCTGGAGGTCTGCAAGCTATAAGGATCTCTTCCATAGCTGACGCCATGATTTCAGACGCATCGTGCTGGCATGAGAGATATGTAATCCTCTCCTGAGTTGGGTCCATGCGTGGAAGAGGTGGTGTTTGGTCACGTCTTTCTACATTACTTGGAGGACTGACGTTTCTCTGTGGCTCTGGAGTGCCTTCCTGTGCATGTGACTCCTGGACTTCTGACTCAACACCTGCCCACTCCATGATGTCATAGTGGTAATCGTTATCGTAGGTCCCACCTTTGTTAGGTTTCACGTTACCGCATCTGAGTAGCACAGAATAGCTACCTGCTTTTGGAGTAATAACACTCTTGTTTATATAGTGTTTGTCTGTTGGGTACTCAAGATTCGTAGCGTCCCATTCATAGAATGTCTGAATAGCCCACTGCTCCCCTGGTTCGTCACCTCGTGACATTAGTTTATTCCCTGCCCGATCAACGTCTGTGATGTGAGCAGGTTGCTTGATAGTCATGGTCGCCCACACCTGGTCTGCTCCTCGTGGAGCTTTAGCTGGTTGCTGTTGTGTCATTAGTCTTTACTCTCTTTCTACCCTCTGGGGCAATAAAATTTATTAAGTCAATTATCCTGAAGTGGTAACCGCCATCTGTGTAAAGTGCAGGTATTTTTTTCTGCAAGGCATACCTGTTAAGGGAACCAAAGTGTACTGACTTTGGCAAATATTTGACTGCCGCTTTCGTTCCGACAAGCTGAGTCTCGTGTCCGCAATGCTCGCACTCGACTAGCATCTCTAGATTAGAATCCATGTAGTAACCTCCTTTCTAATCATATAATTCTTTTATTAGCCTTCCTCTCGATCCAGGTGTTCACATATACAGACACCTGCCGTACCACTAAGAGGCATGAACTCGGCACAGGATCGGCAGTAATTGTTATAAAAATAGCTGTGCCATATCCCATCCCACTTGCAGTAATAGTAGACGTTTCCGTTCTCGCAATCAGGGAGACATTCAAGTGGTTCGGGAGGATCGATTCTCGCCTCCGGAATGTACCAGTTCATAATGTCACCTCGTATGGATTGCAGTTATGGCAACGGGATGAGTCTGGATTCAAGACTCTCTCGCATTCAGGACACTGATTGTCACCCTCTTCGTGCAAGGTAGCTATTACTTCTTCGGTCAAGTAGTAGTCATCATCAATCAAATAAACTAAGTCATCACTAACCTGAGCCATTCTCCCGTAGTGGGTATCCCAATTTTCACCTAGATATTTCCTCAAGTGGTTTTTAATTTTATCGGTGAACTCTTGTGTATTAGTTATTGGATAAGCTGTCATCTAATTCACCTCGCTTTCAAATTTCAACTCATCAATATATTTTAGTGACTGTTTGACTTCTGCAACCATTTCCCTGAACAGTTCGGGTGTGAGTTGGTCTCCCCAGTCATCCTTAGTAAATAACATTTCCTGTAGCGTTAAGCGTATGTATTCTAGTTTGTCGTAGCTATGCATTAGTAACCTCGCTTTCTTTAATCCATCCATCCATCATAATATTCACTTTCTATACCCTGATCCTTGAGATATTTCCAAGCAGGTTCATATGACCTGGCGGCAGAAAGATTTCCCTGTACTGGTGGAGCTTGAACGGCTCTTACTAATTTGGCAGAACGCTTTCGAGGTCCTCGATACCAGATCTGCAATCCCTTACCACCAGTGCATGTCCCCTCATCTGTTTCCCCTTGAGCTATCCATGTAGACATCCATATCTCATATGCTTTTTGCAGGTGAGGTCGTATAAGGTCAATATCTTTTTCTTCGTAGGCATCAACCCAGTGATTAGTTCCTTTACCAAATGCCTCAATATGTTTCATGCTCTCACCTCTTTGATCTCTCCGTATACATGCTCGTGAGAACCTTGGATGAAACGAAGAACCCATTTTAGTGTGTGAGTTGCCGGAACTTTACAGCTTAGAGTGTGGTCATTACAGCCATAAGTCTCGCAAGGAAATCGATCTGCCTTAAGCAATGTCTCGATTTTATCTAACGTCTCTGCCGCCAGCTTGTTCTCTGGTAGATCAGCAACACGTTGCCATTCTGGGATAGAGTCTTCCTCTATTCCGTAGTGCTTAGCCATTTCGCTCAAATATGTTTCCATATCTGGGTCAGGGAAAATATTGGCTCCGAGCAGTTTGTCAGCTTGCCTCATGATTAAACCTCCTTGTGGTTATGATTGTTTGAATCTATATGTGTATACTAGCACAGGTGATGTCTAATTACAACCCTCAGTATCAAAATAGTCTCAGCGTGGTAGGGTAGGGGAGCAGAGGATCGCGGTCGCGGGCGGACAAGAACGAATATTGATAAGCTTGGTTCCTTTTTTGAGTCGATGCAACCTGTGTACTAATGTTTGGATTATATGTTCTATAAATAGGTGTGTAGGTTTAAGCCCCTTGTAATTGTTAAGCAATAGGATTGTATCAATCGCTATTGTTTCGTTGCTCTACGGGCAAGCAATTTTTACCGTCAAACTCACACGCTCACAAACATCAAGCCAACAAGGTGAACACGTTACACGCACGCAAGAGTCAAGGCGTCAACCTATTGAACTTGATCACCCGTAGCAATTGCGCTTGTGTATCGTAGTTCCCTACCCTACTTCCAAAACGTACGCAAAAAGTGCCTAGTCACTAAGTAACTAAGCACTAATTTATTATTTAGTTGTTAAGATCTTAATTAATCACCCCCCCTATATAATTAATTCAACAATATTTTTAGCTTGTTTGGTGGTCCCCTGACACAGTAAGCAATCACGACATTGAACTTGAGTATTGCCGTCCTTGTCTTTATTAGGACAACGAATCTCACCAGGTAGCAAGTTATCACCGTCCGCGTCCATACGATAGTAACGAACATCGTCACCATGCAACGCCTGGAGTAATGGCAACGTTTTCACGTGGTCAATTGACGCCATCGAGTAATTAAAATGTCGATCATCAAAATTTTCATTATCCCACTGGTGACTATAGGACGTGTGAGGTAATCCCGTTTTTTTCATCACGTTATCAACAAACTCAAACGGTAAAGCTGCAACGTCACCATATTCGCCCCAACGGATTGAGTAATTGCGATCAATCAACAAGGCGATTAATTCGGATTCACTAACAACGGGACTTTTGCCATTTAAGTACCCACGATACACCGCTGCTGGACCATGAATTTTAACAACGTAGCAAATGTTGTTACGTAAAGCACAATCACCGCATATAGACTTATCCGCCCCGCTTGACGCGTTTTGTTGGGGCGTTTTGCCATTATCTACCAGGATATATACCGTAACCATGCTACCTAGTTTTTTATTCTGTGAGTTTTTCTGTAGCCCCGTAAACAACGCCACAATTGACTCACCGTCAAGCTCACTTTTAAACTGCATCGCGACAGTATTAGCCGTTCTAATTTCGGGACGTAGCCCGCGCGTTTTCAATAGTGTAACCATATTCTTTCACTCCTAGATTTAAGATTTTAAGGATTGTTTGAAACTTTCCTAGACTAGGGACTTACGCCCCTAGTTTCGACTATCTAAGTCTCTTCAGTAGGAATTTCCGTTTTCTGTGTCGAATTCAATTTCTGAAACTTGAAGGTGTTGCCAATTGGATTGATCTACCCATTCGAAGGAATTATAAGTACTTTTCATACCTTCGGGTAATTTCAGATCACCGCTAGACACACCCGCAACTGATAGAGATTGACCGTCAATCTTGTTTTCCAGGAGCGTTAGCATTTTCGTGAGATCTAGCCCTAATTCAAACAATACAGCTTGGAATTGTTTTTCATCTAATCCGGTGCTATCAGTCAATTGGGCTAATGTATCAACATTTTGCGCAAGCTTTCGGAGTTGTTTCGATTCTCCGAGCGTCAACCTTGTGTGCTTCGTGTTCCGTCCGTATGTGCGTATCATGCTATCACCTCAAAAGTATAGTTCTTAATTTGGGACCTATGAAGATCTTTAGCCCGCTCAACTGTCTCGATCAATTCAGGTAGCAATTCAATTGAAACGCTATCAGCTGCAGCGATTGCCCCGTCATAATCTTTCTCTACTAATGCCAACACAAATGATCCTGGCGGCAGTCTGTGCGTAATGTAGTTATACGCCTCATCAAATGTGCGAACTATTCGTAGTTCCCTCGTGTCTTGGTCTACTGTGGAAATATCCATTCTCTATCCTCCCGATTGTTTGAATTTTTGAGACTGAAACAATTTTCAATCCCATGACTTAATTTTACCAGAACGTGCAGACTTACACAATACATTAATTGACTAAAATTGATGCATGAATCAGTCGATTTTGAAGCGCATTTGCTACGATAAACACCGCATCCACGCACACCGCTCGGAATCTCAGAGACTCGCTAACGTGCGCATTCTGTGGCGTGGCTCTCTACGTGGCTTGTGGTAGGCGCGATTTTGACGTCGCACACAGGAAAAAACGAGACAACGTGCGAGTTACTATGTTTACATTGTCACTCGTGGCTGTATGGCGCCCCGGGCGCCCATAGTTGCTTACTTTGAAGCCAAGAAACCCACCAGACACTTTTCCTACCACTGATCACCGCAGGTAACCGCAACTAGTCACTAGAATCAGTTGCGGAGCAACCACCGTTAGACGCCAGAGGCGTTGATACTGACCACCGCAGGTACCCTATCCCTTAGCAACCAAGTTAATGAAGGCAGGATACCCGTCTACGATTAGATTCTAGAAAAAGGGACTCTATGAACAGAATCAGGTAACAGTAACAGTTCCTGTAATTACAGTAGGAAGTTTCAAGAAAGTAGACAGAAGCAGTAACTAGTTACTAGTAACAGTTACAGTTACTATTACATACTAGGTACTTCTTAGTTACTGAGACTAGTTACTAGTTACAAGTAACAGTGTGTTTGGGATTTTGATTTTAATTGTAAAAAAGGGAGTTGTCAAGTGTATCTGATACTTAGTTTTAGTGATCAGATATCGATACATTCACATTGTATGGGATGGATGCTAGTGTATCAACATAATAGTTTCCATAAGGAGGAAAACCAAATGGTATCAGACACACTAATTGACCTTCTCACCGTAGGAGAGATTCAAGAATACACGGGCATGAGTAAGACGAAAATTTGGAGTTTAATTTTGGATGGTGAATTGATAAGTCTCAAGATCGGAGGGAACCGGAGGGTTAGGAAATCTGACTTAATCGATTACCTGGAAAGTTTTGTTCAGTCTAAAGCTGAAATTCAATCAGCCAGAGACGAGGCTAGAAAGATCAAACAAGAAAGATCAAATTCATAATTCGATAACAGATGTATCTGAATGAGGGTCGGGCGAGTGAACCGGTGAATGCATGTAGTTATCTGCAAAAGAATGATTAAGAACAAATGAGATATTAAAAGCGTACCCGACCCTTGATCGAGAGTATATCACAAAAGAAAGACCTGCCCGTGGTTGTTCCTATACATTACGACCAAATAATCTTAAGGATACGAGCAGGTTTTTCTCTTCAAACAATCCATGTTTTACACTAGGAGAATAGAACATGAATAAGATTAGTTTAGCACGGGTTCTGTGCTGTTGCAAGGAGAAATCCAGTTTAGTGCAGATCAGACGTTTCTGGAGGTGGTCGAAACGGAGACAGGTCCGTAATCTGATTACCTCTCCTTGCGCCGTCATGCTACCATAGGGCGATGCAAATGTTATCGAAAATTTGTCCGAGATGTAAAAAACTCGCAAAAAAAGATTTAGATGGCTTTAGTTGTATTACATGTGGGTGGACTGAATATGTGATCCCTCCCTTGAAGAAACTTACAGGTCACGTTCCTTACGCTGATAGATTCTATTTGCCCTACCGTGGAGCGAACCCGAAACACAGGGGCGTAAGCGGAGCCGTAATAACTCTGCTGTATCAGACCAGGAAGAAGCTGGATCGTGTTTTCTATTTCATGGACTGCCCTATTAACGACTGCGGAGATAGAACGGTTGGAAGAAAATCGTGGCAGTATTCGCTGCGTAATCGAGAGGAAGGTTATTTTAAGTTTCTTTGCAAGGATAAACATTTATGGTATCTTGTGGTGTTAAATGGCGAACCACTCTACTGGCTTAGTAATGATATGGAGGTCGATATGCCAAAAGTCGGAAAGAAACATTTTTCATATACCGCTAAAGGCAGAACCGCTGCTAAGAAGTATGCGAAGAAGACCGGTAAGAAGATGACGAAGAAGAAGTATTAAATGCCAGCTAGTAATTCACGGGCAAAAGGCACAGAACCAGAAGACGTTATACTGAGACAGAATATATTCCTGTCACATTATGCGGAACTAGGTAGTATACGGGCTGCGTGTGAAGTAACTGGGTTTTCAAGATCTACTCCACATCAGTGGGCTAGAGATGATATACAGGGGTTTGCTAAGAAATTCGAGGATGCAAAGCATGATTTCAGGGAAATGTTACAAGACCTGGCAGTCAATCGTGTTAAGGATCAGGGTCCTAAAGATAATCCCGTATTACTGATTACGTTACTTAATGCACACTGGGCAGAGAAATACAGACCTAAAGAGAGCGGAGTTGACGAAACCGCTAAGGATACACTTAAAGTATTACGAGATAAGTTCAAGGTTGTAAGGCGCACCGAAGAAAAAGAAGAATCGCCCAGAACACCGCAAGAACAAGTAGAAGATATACTAAGGGGCAAGAAAAATGATTGATAAGTGACTACTCACATGCCTCCGGTAATAGATGAAATAACCGATCATATCTATGAAACGGTAGGATTCTCTCCTACTCCATTACAGAAACCTATACTCGCTTCTCGTAAACGGTTTATACTCGTTGCGGGCGGTGAACAAGCCGGTAAGAGTATGGTAGCCTCTAAGTATTTACTCAGTAGGTTCCTTGATAACGATGATCCGGGTCTCTACTGGCTGGTAGCTGCGGATTATGAAAGAACAAAAGCTGAATTTGAATACCTGGTGCAGGACTTCGCTACGCTTGGATTACTTGATACAGCTACTAAACGAGTTGATCCGGGGAGAATCGTTCTCGCTGACGGGACCAGGATAGAAACTAAGTCGGCTAAAGATCCAAGAACATTAGCAATGCGTGCGCCAGACGGTATTATAGGGTGCGAGGCGTCACAGCTAGACCTTGAAACCTTTCATAGATTACGCGGTAGGTGCGCTCCGAAGCGCGGATGGATGTTTTTATCTGGTACTTTTGAAGGTTCACTTGGCTGGTACCCTCAAATGTTTCAGGCGTGGGAATACTCATCTTCAAAAGACGAACAATCGTTCTCTTTACCTAGCTATTCTAATCAGTATCTTTATCCAGGTGGTAGAGATGATCCCGAAATTTTAGCGTTAGAGCGAGCAAGTTCCGATGACTTCTTTATGGAGAGGATCGAGGGAATCCCATCACCACCGAGCGGACTGGTATTCACAGAGATTCGTGCTGATATTCATGTGCAGGATGTGGAGTATGTACCCGATGAACCAGTACATATTTGGATTGATCCTGGTTACTCAGAAGCATACGCCTGTGAAGTGATTCAGATAATAAATGATCAAATAAGAGTTATAGATGAAATTTATGAACGTGATCTTATTACAGATGATATTATTGATGTGGCACAGTCCCGCCCTTGGTGGCGCGATGCACAGTTTGGTGTGATTGATATCGCAGGATATCAGCATCAGGCTATGGCTGCTCCCGCAGAAGTCTGGATGGATCGAACTGGAATCTATTTTGATTCACAGAAAATAAGAATTAACGAAGGAACTGAAAGATTAAAGGCTTTCTTAAAGACTGATCCCGTAGATCAGAGAGAACCACGCATCGTATTTAATCCAAAGTGTAAAGGTATCCTTTCTGAGTTCGGTGTGCAGCCAAATCCCTTCGATGGACAGACACGGGCATACAGGTGGAAACACGATCGAGATGGGAATATAGTTGGCGAAACTCCGCAAGATCAGTATAATCATGGCGTTAAAGCTGTGATCTATGGGCTTATAAATCGTTACGGTTACGGCTACGTTACTGAAGGTAGCACAATTAAAGTAAGGCGTTGGTAATGGCAAACTATACACCAGAAGAAATAATTAGTCTTGTTGATAACCACTACGATCTCACGGAACCGCTACGCACCCGTATGGACGACGATCATAAGATCTATCGACTGGAAGAATACGATGCAGGTGAAGGGTTCCAGAGTTATACATCTAATGAACCACAAGTCTATGCAGATAAACTTATTACATGGATGACCACCGCAGAGATGGTGATCAGGGTTCCGTATAATAACTCGCAAAGAGAAGAGCGGGAAAAC